GCAGCCGCCTGAGTTGGTTGATGGTCAGCCGCAGACGGCGGAACAACAGCCTAACATGCTTCCCGATCCGATGATGCCGGAAAATGCCGGGAATGATGTCGGCATGCCGGAAATGATGCCCGACGTGCCGGATATGAGCGCAGCGCCAATGCCGCCAGAGATGATGGGCGAAATGCCGGTCGATCCGATGGCCCCGCCTGATGGGATGATGCCGCAGTGAGGATCACCCAAGAAACCTATGAAGAGTGGCTGGCAAACCCAGTCACAGAGATTGTTTTCCAAGTACTGACGAAGCTGGCTGCCGAAGAGAAGTCGGAATGGCTAGCAGAGTCATGGGATCAAGAGCGAGTCGATCCCATCAGATTGGCGTATCACAAAGGAAGAGCGGAAGCGTTCAGCGAGCTATTGGTGGCTGACGCGGCAAGCATCGAGGAACAGCTAAATGCAGACAGCGAATAACGCCATGACGCTACCTGTCACGCATCTCAACACAAGCGGGATTACGTGCAAGCAGAACCAGGTGCTTGTGCGCAAGGTGGAAGTCAAGGACAGGACCGCGGGCGGTGTCTACATCCCCGAAATCACCAAAGAGCGCGACGAACACGCAGCCGATGAAGGTTATCTGATCGATGCATCACCGGCAGCTTTCAAGGATATCGGTCTGCCCGAAATCGATCCGGGCGCGCATTGCATTTTCCCGCGCTACGCTGGCAAGAACGTCAAGGGCAACGACGGCCAATCATACGTGCTTCTCAATGACAAGGACATCTTGGCAGTGAGGGCGGAATAATGGAACAGGAATATCAAGAGGCCGAAGAGCCGGAAGTTGTCGAGGGCGTTGATGGTCTGCCGCCAGTAGAAGACGCGGCGCCGGAACAGCCGGAAGGCGGCGAGCGGCCTACGCAAGAACTGTCAACCGAAGATCGCGCCCGCGCCCAAGGCTGGCGCCCGCAGGCCGAATATAACGGCGATCCGGATCGATGGGTTGATGCCGAAGCCTTCGTCAAGCGTGGCGAAGAGGAGCTCCCCGTCGTCCGTGAGCGCAACCGGCACCTCGAAAGCCGGGTGACGGAACTCAATCAGAAGCTCGAACAGACCGCCAGCACGATCTCGAACATGGAACGCATGAACCGGGTGGCGGTTCAACGTGCCGTACAGCGGGAACGCGAACAACTGGCGCAGCAATATGGCCGTCTGAAAGAGCAGGCTGTCGAGTTCGGCGATGTTGACCAATTCCGCAACTTGGAAATGCAGGAGCGCCAGCACCTCAGTCAGTTTGACAGCCAGGCGGCGCAGGATTTCGCACAACAGCAGCCGCAGCAGGCGCCGGCCAACGTCTACGAGATGCCGGAGGTTCAGACATGGGTGAACGAAAACCCATGGTTTGAGACTAACCGCGAAATGCACAATATGGCGGTCAGCGTTTCGCAAGCGATCGGTGGCGCAAACCCGACAATGCCGATGGCTGACGTGCTGAAACAGACGGCGCAGCGGATGCGCGCGATTTACCCCGACAAGTTCGGCGGATCATCGCAGCCGCAACGCCCATCAATGCCATCGGTGGAAGGTTCCGCGTCCCGTGGCGCTGCTGTCAGGCAGAGCACACGCGGTGCGGCACAACTGCCGCCGGAAGCACGCAAGCAGGGCCAGGAGTTTGTCAGTGATGGCCTGTTTAAAAACCTGGATGAATACGCTCGGAGCTATTTCGAGCAGGGGGATGCATAGGTGAGTGATCGGCCCAACGCCCTGCCATGGTATCGCAAGCCAGACGCGCGTTATGGGCCGACAAACTTCCTGCTGGATGCAGCGACCAAGTTCATCGGGCAGCCGCTTTATGATGCATACAAAGGAATCAGTCAGGCGGCAGGTTTTGAGCAAGACCCGAATGCGCCGCCGGGATACGTGAGCCACGATGCGCTCAACCGTGCGGCCAACGGAATAGCGGCTGGGCAGGTTATGGGCAGTGGATTTGCGAAAGCGCCGGCGGGTGCGTTGCGCAGTAGTGCTGCCGGGTCTGATCTTGACATGTCGCAAGCGGCTCGGATGCAGCGGGCAAGGGATATGGGGTTTGATACGGAGACCATTTTGTATCATGGGACTCCGGAAGGATTAGATGCGTTCGATCTGAATAAGGCGGGGAACAACACAGGCAGTATGGCGTCAGATGTCAAGGCGGTATTCATGTCTCCCGATCCGGTCGAAGCAAATAATTATGCCTTTGGTTATCTTGGAGACCCTATAGATGGCGGTCGTGTCATGCCTCTGTATGTTCGGGGCAAAATAAAGCGCTTAGAATATAGCGAACCCGTGCATCTTTGGAAAACAGTCCGCGAGGAAGGTATTCGTAAAGCTCGAATGGAGGGGTTCGATGGTATTGAGTGGGCGAACGTGCGAGACGGCGATGCTCACGGTCAAAGTCCAACCACAGTAACTGCCGTCTTCGACCCCACCAACATCCGCAGTGTCAACGCCGCCTTCGACCCTGCCAAATCATCAAGCAGCAACCTTATGGCTGCCGATCCGTTCGCTGGCGCGATGGTCCCAACCTACCCGCAGCCACAGCGTAAAAACCAACTTCCAATGACATTCTAGGAGTCACTCCATGAGCGACCAAATCGAACTCGAATCCCGTGGCCGTGGCAGGCCGTCTCGCAAGGAAGAAGAGAGAACGGAGCGCCGCAGACGCGAAAACCACGGGGCACGTCGTGATCCCCTAGCCGTAGTCGGAGAGAAAGACCCGAACTATGTCTATCGCTGGATCAACGACAACAATCATGGCCGCGTCCATAGCATGACAGTCGAAGACGACTGGGATGTCGTGAGCACCGAGGAAATGGGCTCAAAGGACAAGGCAACCGGCACTGTTATCGACAGGCCGGTAGATCGCCAGGGTATGAAGGCGATCTTATTGAAGAAACGAAAAGACTGGTATGACCACGACAAGCGCAAGGAACAGCAAAACGTTGACGAGCTTGAAGAGCAAATCAAGCAAGCCAACCATGGCGCAGATGGTCTCGGCACCGGCGAGGGATACGTCCCAGTCGGTGGAATCACCATCGGCCAGCGATAAGCGGCCCTAAACACGGATAATCAACATGGCAAACACTGACACGCCGCGGGGCTTGCGCCCCGTTGGCGATATGTCTGGCGCGCCCTATAACGGGGCCGTTATGCGCTGTTACGTTCCTTCATCGGACTCGACAGCAATCTATCTCGGCGGACTGGTCAAACCGGCCGGATCGGGCGATGCCAGCGGCGTTATGAGCGTTACTGGCAACGTTTCGACGGGAAACGCGGTGCTTGGCGTTGTGATTGGCGTCGAGCCTGTCACGCGTGAATCGACCATCTACCGGGCAGCATCAACCGAGCGTTACGTCTATGTGGCGACTGATCCGAATGCGCTGTTCGAAGTGCAGGAAGATTCCGGCGGTGCAGCGCTTGCGGTCACGGCGATCGGCAACTCTGCGGACCTTCCCGGGTTCACGTCGGGTTCGACCGGAACGGGGCTTTCGTCAATCGAGATTGACAGCTCGACGGCGACGGCATCCGGCGACGGCACCGAGGATGTTGTAATTCTCGGATACGTTCAACGGGCGGATAATGAGGTTGGCGCAAACGCCAAACTTCTCGTGCGCCTCAATAATCACTTCCTCATCGACGCACAAGCTGGCGCATAAGGAGATACTGACATGGCAGGCGTAATTACGACTGGCAATCATCCCGCCGCGCTTTGGCCGGGTGTGCATAAATTTTGGGGTATGAGCTATAACGAACACCCCAAAGAATGGGCGATGATCTTCGATGAGTCGAAGTCGTCGAAGAACTACGAAGAGGATGTCGAAACGACTTCGTTCGGCTTGGCTCCGGTCAAGAGCCAGGGCGGCGCGGTTTCATACGACAGCCACCAGCAGGGCAACACCACGCGCTATACGCACGTCGTGTATGGCCTCGGCTGGATCGTCACCCGCGAAGAGCGTGAAGACAACCTCTACAAGACGAACGCCTTCAAGCGCACCAAGGCTCTGGCATTCTCGATGCGCCAGACCGAGGAAGTGGTTGCGGCAAACGTCATCAACCGGGCCTTTAACTCGTCATACGTCGGCGGCGATGGCATCGAGATGATCGCAACCAACCACCCAACGCTTGACGGCACGCAATCCAACGAGATCGCCACTGCGGCGGATCTGTCGGAAGCCGCGCTCGAAAGTCTGGTAATCCAGATTGGCCAGGCCAAGAACTCCCGCGGCCTTCGCGTTGCGATCCAGCCTAAAAAGCTGATCGTGCCGGTGGACTTGCAGTTCGAAGCTGAACGAATCCTGAAGTCTGAGCTTCAGGTCGGTACGGCCAACAACGACAAGAACGCCATCAAGTCGATGGGGATGTTCCAAGACGGCGTGGTGGTCAACCACTACCTGACCGACACGGACGCATTCTTCATCAAAACGAATGCCCCGGACGGCTTGCGGCGTTTCACCCGGCGCGGCACCGACTTCACCCGCGACAACGATTTCGACACGGACAACGCCAAGGCGAAATCAACGATGCGGTTCTCTGTCGGCTGGACTGAATGG